CTGAAATGTGCATTAAAACAGAAGGCTAGGCTTATTAAGTTAAGCTGGATAGACACAGTTGGAACCCAGTGGGAGGCTACTGCTGGAGCCTGGAGTTTATTTCTCATTCGGGACCCGGTAGGAACTGAATTCGGGGAGTCTCGGAACCTTGCAGGCCTTTTGTGACCAGAGCTGATGTGGTCAGTACTCGACTTTTCTGGGCATTGCTCTCGAAGAGGTGGACATTCCGATTAGTCTGGTTGGCAAGCCTCTCAGCCTCATTTGGAAGGCGTACGAGACCGTCCGTGGGCTGGAGGGCAGCCTCATTGAGCACGCCGTCGAAGAAGTCGAAGGCTGCGAATTTCTGTTCGGGTTTGTAGGCCCAGGCCTCCCAGGCAGCTGGGGGGAGATTGCGGGACACTCTGTAGTTCCAGATGAGTTTTGCGAAGTAGCGGCAGAACTGTCGGAGTGTGGTGACCTGTGTAATGGCCTGGGCCACCTTTGAGAGGGGTATCTGGAGCAGGTTCGAGTTACCTTTGAAGACAGTTTCGGGTGAGGACCCGTTGTCGAAACAGTAGTTTACTACTTCTAGTGCTACTTGGGAGACGTTGGAGCTGGAGGCGCCTAGTGCTGTCAGTGCATTCGACAACTGCACGAGCTCCTCAGGGGAGGGTAGAAGCGAGCTGGTGACTCCTAAAGTTAGTGCTGCGAGCTGAGCTGCAGTTAGTGTCTGGAAGGGGCTTGGTGTGGCCGGAGCTCTCACCCCGGAGGTTTGAGAGCTTTGAACTCCTGCAGTGTTAGACATCTCGATTGCTTGAACTTCACAGTTAGTTGAAACTTAAGCGGTTGTTTAAAGAGTTAATGACCTCAGAGAGATGAGGGAGGTGCTCACAGCCGCTCACAACAGTGCGCTCGCCTGTGAACACCAAGACACAGTTAGGCTGATTCAGTGTGTTTAGCACCGCAGTGAGGGCAATGCCTAGCACAGCTCCTAGTACTAAATAAGTGAGAAACATAGATGGCTGCAGAAAGCCCGAGCACCAGGAGGATGGGTGTCCAGCTAGTACCAGGGCTTTGTGGCTTGTGGTAGTGGACGAGCTTAGTGCCGTCGCGGTACCAGCCTCCGTGGGGAAGACTGTGGGATGAATCGCCGACCGTCGGCAGAGTAGAGCGTGTGAGGGAGAAAATGACAAGAGTTAGTCCTAATCCTACTGTTAGTGGGAGAAGTGTCTTGGTGTAGTCAGGGGGCGGCGTGAGCCTCAGTGGGACACCGGACATGGAGGGCTTGTGTGTGCCGAGTCAGTGCAATGTAAAGCCCGGTAGAGTCGTCAACTTGCTCAAGGGGCAGTGAGGAGAGGGCGGTTACGATGGGGAATTGCAGCCCGATGGTGGCTTTGGGGCAGAACGGCTTGAGTCCGTGGCGTACGGCAAGCTTGTGGATGTACTCATCCAGAGCAATGACAACCCCGTGGATTTCGCTTTCGAAAACCCCCTGGATGTTCACTGGCTGATCTTCCGCGTCAGGAAGCATGAAGATCCCCAGACTGGAAATGAGTTCACAGGTGCTGCGCCCCAGTCTGTGGGAGGTCTCTTTGATGAAGTGAGGCTCAAGGGTAAAATCAGGGTGTTGTAGCGGGTCGGCAAAGACTGCGTCCCAACTGCCCTTCAGGGGCTGCGCGCAGTACTCATCTAGTACATTGAAGTGGTTAGCTTTCGGCATGGAGTACTCACGAATCATCTTCCGAGTGAGGTTGGGTTTGTCAGGGGTACCCAGAGTTTGAGCGTTGACCGCAGGGCACTCCTTAAGAAACTGGCGGATGACTGTGGTCTTGCCCGCTCCCGCAACCGCATGCACTACAAGTGGCTTATTGATGGGTGTGTCAGTCCTAGTGTAACCGTTAGCAATTAGAAGAGAGATGAGGTGCTCCATTAGTCAAAGGTTGAGAAGACGTGACCTCCGCCTACCTTGATAATTTTTCGAACGGTTAATTGATGGGCCATGGACTGCTCCTCTGAGAAGATTGTATGGAGGGCGTCCTTGTGCTGATAGGCCAGGCTGACATCCCTTTCATAGCTGTCTCTGACGTCTTTCATCTCACCTTTCTTTTCAGCGAGTTTGAGTGCGGCCCAAGTTTTGATCGGATCCTTGATCACTCCCAGCGGGGTGACTAGCATGCCGCAGAACTCAGCCCATTCCCCTTTGATTTGGCGCTTGATCACTGGCTTCGCTTTGAGAGAGACTTCCGTCTCTATGGTCTTGAAGCTTGGCTTTTCCTCTGGGACATAATCGAAAGCGCAGTCATCACCGGCGTAGAGCTGGGCCGTGCCGATTGGAATCTTCAGTTTCGTGTGGGCGAAAGCAATATTACACTCAGTGTTGGCATCGAAGGTGGGGCCCTCGCCGGTCAGCCTCATGATTTTGAGAATACCCAGAAAGGTTTTGGAGGAGCACTTGAGGTCCAGGTAACCCTCAATGTACACTTCGGGAATGGAGTGGTGGCGTGCTTTGAGTATCTCGAACTGCAACATTGAGCCATCTTGCGACTGGTCGAAGGCCGTGTAGTCATTGGCGTAGGAGTTCCTGTTGAAATTCCAGTGCTCCAAGGCCCACTTAGACAGCTCCTCAGGGGTGAGCTCACAGTTGATCATGATTTCCTTGGGTTGGAAGACCTCGCGCACTCGTCTCATATACCTCGCCATTGTTCCGTAGAGCATGACCGCCTCCTGTTGGAAGGAGGCGATGGTCTGGCCCGCTTTGATTCGGGGCTGGCCTAATTTCTCCACTTTCTTGACCCATTGAGATTTCAGGAATAGACTAATGGCCTTGGGGTCAAAGTCAGGTGATTGGCGGCCCTCGCCATTTTTAAGCAGGTGAAGAGGTTTGGAGAGGTAGGTTCTTTGCACTTCGTCAGCACAGACGTTCCAGAGTGCCTCATCGAAAGCTATGGGTTCCTTTGGGAGACACATGGCTCTCTTGTAGTTCTCGAAGAGTACGTCCCCAATGTGCTTCTTGCTGATGAACTCTGCGAAGTTCTTTTCAGGACTGGTGATCTTGAGCCTGGCCTCGATTGTAGCCCAGAAGAGTGTCTCATCTTTTGCCTGTTGGTGGGGAAACATCTGGACGATTGGGTCATTTGTTTGCACACAGTTGCTGAAGCCGTCACGGTTGGAGAAGAGCTCTCTCTCATGTTTCTCGGGCATGGCGTCAGTGATGTGGTCAAAGAATGCCGCTTCATTTTCCACGGGGAAGTGGGTGTCGGGGCCTGCAGACTGGGAGGGTGGGTCCTCTGTGGGTTTATGCTCACTGACTCTCTCTTCTCTGACCAGCCGTAGGAAAGCTGCCAGGTAGGGGGTGGCACTCAGCTTGTTCCAGAAAGCATCATTGTTGACTCCCGTGTTTACAAAGTGGATAGCGTGTACGGCGCGGCTGAGTGCCGTGTACATCACATTTTGAGAGCACATGGGAGTGTCCGAGTCGATGAGGATCTGAATTTCATTGGCAGTGATCCCTTGGCAGCCGGCATATGTCGAGACTTTGTGCCCAAGCTCCCCGTACGCCTGTTTTTTGAACATCGATGGCACTAGGAGGTGGCGTCCGGGCAGGATGGTTGAGTCCATAGTTATCACAGTGCGTCCTTCAGTCTCGGAGTAGACCCCCAGCATGTTAGCAAGGTCCTTCCGGTTGCGATGGGTTGCGTTGAGGTAGTAGCGGCAGAACCCGGAAGCAATTTCAGTGAAGGGGGCAATCTTGCTGGTCATGGCCCCGTCATTTGGCTCGTGGTGGTGGCTCTGTTTAGAGTCACCTGTGATGATCAACCACTCCAGCCCAGGGTTGTTGGCTATGTAAGCTTCGATGAAGCCTGCTGGCAATTTGGGGTAGTCATCCATGATCATGGTGGAGCTGGCTGGGCAGAGGAGGCTCTTCTCGAAGGTCTTGAGGGTGGAAAGGTGCGCATTGGGCAATTTCCGGACCCAGTCGAGGCGAAGCTCATTGGTGGGCAGTACCACGGTGATATGCTCGTCAGGGTTGTTCCTGAGGAAATCCTGGATAACTTGCGACTTGCCACTTCCCCCCGCTCCATGGATGACGGTTAGTGCGATGGAGCGCGGCTCTTTCTCTGTTTTCCTGGAGAAGGCTTCGAGCCATCCCTTCGGCTGGTGTCTGAGTAATGCGTCAATCCGCAGATTTTTCACGTCTGATCCGAATGCCTTGGCTCGCAGTGGGTCGTAGGTGAATGGTGTGGGGGCACGGTGGAGTGAGCTAAGCTGCTTAAGCAGCCCTGGGTGTCCGGCACTGACCTTCTCGAGTTTCTTGACGTCACTGATGGGGAGGATGAGGGAGCCGTCATTGGGGTTGACCTGGCTCTGAGTGCCTTGAAAGCCTGCTGACTTGAGTATGGGGATCCGGTTGGCCCAGGGCAGGTCAGTGGACCTGTCACAGTGGATGCTGGTTCGGAAAGTGATGGAGAGCCTTCCCTCTTGAAGTGACTTGATGGAGTGGAGGTGGGTGCTCTGGAAGCCCTCAGGCATGGTGTGAACGACAGGCCCGCTGAGGATCTGTTTCTGCACGGAGCCACTGCTCTTCTCTTTCGTGAGCAGCTCACAGTGACCTATACTGACGGTGGTGATGATGGAGTTGGGCCTGATGAGTGCCTCATCGTCTGCGTGGAATTGGATGGAGGATTGCTTGTCAAAGACCTGGAAGAGGCAGTGATCATGCTCGTTCGGGATGTCCAGGGCTTGCGTGATGGCGGTCAGACTCTCAGGCCATGGAAGGGCCTGGTGGGTGATGTTCCCGTAACTGTAAGTCTTGATCGCCGCATTCCTGGAGTAGAAGGTAGCGCGCCGGCCTCTCAGCTTGTCAACCAGTCGCAGGTTACTGAGGATAAAATGCTCCCATGTTTGTTCACAATTGTGGTCAGTGCTGAAGGGCCGAATGATGACTCCGTGTGGCGTCTTGAGAGTCTTAGGGCCGCTGGACCAAGCTTGATTGCTGGAGCTGGCCTCTGGCGTGCTCTCCTTGTGAGTGGCAGGGGGGTTTGGCGGATTGGTTTGTGGTGCTTGTGCTTGACCCTTGTCGCCACCCGCAGCCGCGCTGGGGGCCTCTGCACTCTCCTTCCCCTCGAGTGGGTCATCGTGGAATCGCTCAGGCTGAGGATTGGGCTGTTGTTGGGCGCGTAGAAAGTCCCAGGCTTTCAACTGCTCAGTGTCGAGCTCATCGACCTTGTCAAGTGGGTTGTAGGAGTTGGGGTCCCAGAAGTCGGAGAAGTCCTCGGCGTCACTCCCTTCTGGGGTGATCTGCTTCTTGAAGAAGTTGTCCCAGAGACTCAGCGTGAACTCCTCTACGTTGTAGGTCAGGTCGATGGGTTTCCACTGAATTGCCTTGCAGAGCTTGGTGAAATCCTCCGGGCCTTTGATTTTCTCCTTGAAGTGTTGCCACCATACAATGAGTGGCTTGAAGGTTCTTCGGATGATTGAGCCTGACAGGAGATTCTCAAAATGGTTGACCGAATCCAACTTGCCGAGAAGGAAAAAATAGTTCATCATGTGGACAATATGTGCAGGGGAAAATTTTGCCAGTTCCTTGTCAGGTAGGAGCTGACGCATCTTCGCGTAGAGGTCTCGAGGGGTTACCTCCTTGAGCGACTTCGTGTACATGAACATTTTCATTGCGAAGACGGTTGGAATCGGCTGGGTCATGTTGTGGTCCTTAGGCAGGAAGATGGGGGGGATCTGAATGTAGGGGGTGTCTGAGCCAAATGTGCGCAGCGGTGGCGTGAGTAGCTTTCCCCTCTGGATTATCAGCAGGTGATTGGCCCCTTTCGATTCTAGGAACTGGATAGTGAGAGTGATGCCAAACCCGTTGAGCCGGCCGGCGAAGAGCCACGCGAGCTGCTTTTGATGATGCGTGTAGGCAGCGCCAGCGTGGCCGCCGGGGATGTACATGAAGAAGTCCCCGAAGTATTTGAGGGTGTAAATGGACGGGTGGAGGGAAGGGAGCCTGTGAGTAGCCTCGATGGGCAGTACAATCGTCGCGTAGAGGGTCTTCAGCTTTGGGCTCGCATTAAAGAGGGTGAGGAGCTGCTTTGGAGACCAGAAGTGTAGAGTGTCCCCCATAAACGCCAGAGAGGTGGTGCACGGTTTAGACTCCAGGTGCTCCACAATGGTTTCCTCGGGGTAACGCGCAATGTCTTTTGGCTCAAAGTGTGAGTTAACAAACAAGTCACCCTGTTGCGGTCCCCGTCGGAATTTGCCCAGTTTTCCTTTCTTCATGTAATAGAATGTTACAGGGTTCTCCTTGGGCAGATAGTTAGCTACTATATTGTACATATCATTTTCTATTGCTTTGGCTGCCCCATGCGTATGTGCCTCGACAGCCAATGGGTTAGTAATGATGCCTAGTGTCTCTAGCACGTCGGCGGCATCTGCCGGCTGGGCGTAGGGGTTGATGGATGCTGCTAGCCGTAATTGAGTTTGGATAGTCTTGTATGCTTCCTCCTGAATTACGGCTTTGAGCGAGGAGTCGGTGATGGATGAGAAAACTTCACGCACACGAGCCATCCCTCAGAAAATATGCCTGCGTGGGCAGCTCCTTTCTGTTATGAATAGGTGTGAGTGAGTTTGGTTGAGTTGGGGTGGGTTTTC